CGGCATCGAGGAACTCAAAGCAGCGCGCCCCAGCTACGACCAGGCCCAGACCTACTACGAGGGCAAAGTCCCCGAGGTCTTCACGAGCGTCCGGATCCGCCGCGCCCTCGCCGCCCACGGCATCGACTTCGATCTCAACTTCGCCAAGACCCCCGTCGACGCCGTCACCGACCGCCTCGAAATCGCAGGGATCACCGGCGGCGACGACGAGCAGACCGCCCTCATCTCCAAGATCTGGCAGGACAACCAGCTCGACCTGGAGATGCCCGACCTCTTCCGCCGGGCCGGCGAGTACGGCGACGCCTACCTCATGGTCCTGCCCGTCGAGGACGACGCCGGCAACACCGTGCGGGTCGAGATGTTCTACAACAGCCCGCAGACCGTGCGGGTCCTGTATGACGAGGAGAACCCGCGCCGCAAGGCGTACACGATCAAGCGCTGGTGTGACGGCCCGTACCAGCGCGCAGAGTTGCTGTACGGCGACCGGACCGAACGCTGGACCACGGGCGAGAACTCCAAGGGCGACAAGGCAGCCGACTGGAATCACTGGCTCGCCGACCCGGAGGACCCGGAGTCGTGGGTGATCGAGCACGACTGGGGTGAGCCGCCCGTCTTCCACTTCCGCACCGACCGGCCCTACGGCGTACCCGAGCACTACGGCGCCTACGGCCCGCAGAACGCGATCACGAAACTCCAGTCGACGCACATGGGTACCGTCGACTACCAGGGCTTCCCTCAGCGCTACGCCTTGACGGAGACCGCCAGCACCGACACCAGCGACCTGGAGCCCGGGGACTTCGACGACGGTGACTGGCCGCCCAACGAGAACGGGGCTGGCCCATCCGACTCGGGTGACGACAGCAGCCTGAAGGCCGGGCCGGGCGAGATGATGCTGCTCCGCGGGTTCAAGGCCGTCGGCCAGTTCGACGCCGCGCAGCCCAGCGTGTTCCTCGACCCGATCACGTTCAACGTGCGGGCCATGGCTGTCATCTGCACCACGCCGCTGCACCTGTTCGATCCGTCCGGGGACCAGCCTTCCGGGCAGAGCGTGCGCGCGCAGGACGCGCCGTTCACGAAGAAGGTCTCCAACCGGCAGCTCAGCTACGGCGCCACCCTGCGGGAGGCGTTCACGTTCGCTCTCCGCCGCCTCGGCATCACTGACCCTGTCGTGACGGTGCACTGGAAGCCTGCGGAGACCATCGACGACGCCGAGGGCTGGCAGACCGTACAGGCGAAGATCGCCGCCGGGGTGCCCCGCCGCCAAGCCCTCATCGAGGCCGGATACCGGGCCGAGCAGGTCGACTCCTGGCTCGCCGGCACCGACGACGCCGAACTCCAGCGCCGCGTCGACGTCCTCGCCTCCCTCGCCGACTCCGCCCAGAAACTGGGCTCGGCCGCGACGCTTGGCGTCATCACCAGCGACCAGGTCACCGCCCTGCTGTCGGGGACGATCGACGACCTCGAAGCGCTCGCGCAGGCGCAAGAGGAGCGCTGATGCCGTACTCCAGTGACCGTCTGCTGCGCCTGGTCCAGGACGAGCACACCGGCGAGGTCATCGACCTTGAAACCGAGCTGGGCGCGCAGGCGCTCCGTGGCGCGGACCGGGCGTTCGAGGAGCTGATCCGGCGGGTCCTCACCGCCTGGACGAACGCGTTCGGCGGCCCCGACCGTCCGGCTGTCGCAGGGGATGCGCTGCGCCGGATCATCGCCGCTGCCCGGTCCGGCGCGCGGCTCCTCCTCGACGGTCTCGCGGACCGGGCGCCCGCCGCCCTCACCGGTGGCCTCGGCCCGGCCCTTGCCATGGGGGTACGGCAGGGCAGCGAGTTCGTGAAGGCAGCGTCGGGCCGCCGTCGCCGCGAGCCCAACATGCCGACCGTCAGCCAGATCCTGAAGGACCAGGCGGCGCGGATCCGGGACATGGTGGTCGAGCGCCGCGACCGCGCCCTGCACTTGCTCCACTCGGACCGGGTCACCCGCTGGTCACACCTGCTGGCCGGGCTCGGCGCCGCCCGCGCCGCGCTGCCCGCCATCCGTGCGCACATCGCCTGGGTCGTCAACACCGCGGTGCACGAAGGGCTGGACGCTGTCGTCCGGGCGACCGCACCGCTGCGCCTGTGGGTGGCGGAGGCCGACGCGTGCGTGCGCTGCCTTGCCTACACCGGCCGCGTCGTCAAGGCCGACGAGCCGTTCCCGGGCGGCCTGTCCTGGGACCCCCGCCAGCGCCGCATCGGCGCGGACCCGGTGGACAACCCGCCGCTGCATCCGAACTGCCGCTGCCGCGCCGTCCCCTGGAACAACGCCTGGACCGCATCCGGCATCCCGTTCCCCGAGGCGCTGCGCCGGGAGGCCGAACGCGCCATCGGCTACGGCCGGGCCCGCCCCTCAGAGTCGACCGCCGCCCGCGTGCGAGCAGCCCGTGAACTCCTGCGCACCGTCGACGACCTGCTCCCCGCAGTTGAGACCACAGCCCGCACCGCAACCCGCACCGGCCGCTTCCCGGCCGCCGCATAGACCGGGCGCCCGCGATGGGCGCCGCAATCCCCCGCGATGGAGGAGAACAGATGGGCATCCAAGAAGACATCGAGCCGGAGATCGAGGTCGAGGTCGACGACGCCACCGACGACACGGCGGTTGGTGACGAGGGTGCGTCCGAGGCTGAGCCGGAGGAGGCGCCCAAGCCGAAGGCCCCTGAGAAGAAGGACCAGTCGGAGGGCTGGAAACCGCCGAGCGAGGCGGAGTGGCGGCGGACGCAGGCTGCGTTGAAGAAGGCCAACGAGGACGGGAAGCTGCACCGGCTCCGTAACAAGGAGCTGGAGGAGGCCGCGCGCGCCGGTGAGACCGAGCACGAGAAGGCCCTCCGCGAGGCGCGGGAGGAAGGCGAGCGCCGGTTCCGGGAGCCGATGAAGCGCTCCGGTGTGCGGGCCGCGCTCGCGGAGGCGGGCTTTGCCAGTCCGGAGCGGGTGATGCGCCTCGTCGACTGGGATGCCATCACCGTCGACGACGACGGTGAACTCCTCGGCGCTGTCGCCGAGGTGGACCGGGTCAAGGCCGAATACCCGGAGCTGCTGCCGCAGGCGGCACCGAAGCCGAAGCCGCGGCCGACGGGGGCACCGAAGCCTGCCGCGGTCGAGAAGCCGAAGTCGACGGCGGAGATCCACGCCGCCCGCCTCCTGGGTAGGGCTTGACGGCCCGAGGTATATTCATCACCAGGTGAATTACTCCGCGATGGAGTGATCACCGCCTTTTGCGAAGGCGCCCGTGATGGGGCCGCGCTGACCAGCACCCCATCACGCCGCCCGCAGGAGGGCTCCCGTGTCTCGCAACACCATGGAAGCGTGGATCCCGGAGGAGTACTCCTCCTCGCCGGTGATCCAGTCCATCAACCAGATCTCCGTCGTAGAAGCCCTCGCCGCGCGCATCCCCATGGGCTCCGACACCAAGCACGTCCCCCGCACCGCTGGCATGGGCGTCGATGTCGTCGCCAAGGGCGGCACCTACGGCGAGGACACCTCGCTGAACGACGAAGTCCTGCTCAGCGCCGTCAAGATCGGCAAGGCTGCGCGGATCGCGGAAGAGGACATCGACGACTCCGTCGCCGACATCATCGCCGCGAAGATGATGGGCTGGGGCAAGAGCTACGCGAAGTTCCTCGACAACGCCACCCTCGCCGTCACCGCAGCCAGCAACGGCACCACCATCCCGTTCACCTCGCTGTACTCGCTGCTGCACACGACCGACAACAACGTCGGCTACACCGCCGACACCAACATCACGGTCGCGGCCACGGCCGGCTCGCCGACCTACACCGAGTTCTCCACCGCGATCGGCAACGTCGAGACTGGCGACTACTTCGACCCGACGAGCATGATCGCGATCGCGTCGCCCGCGTTCCGCAAGAGTCTGCGCGGCGTCCTCGACACGCAGAACCGGCCGATCTTCATCGAGGGCGGGGCCGGAACGCCGGACACCGTCTTCAACGTGCCGATCAAGTGGTCGCTCGGCGCGAAGACGTCTCCGGTCGCAACCGCGGCTCCCGGCGGCCGTCCGATCATGGCGTTCGTCAACCCGGAGCTGATGCTCCTCGGTATCCGCTCCGGCCCGGAGTCGGTGTTCATCGACGGGCGTGACGGCCTGTCGGCGCTCACCGACGAGTCGATCCTCAAGATGCGCGCCCGCCGCGGCTGGGCCTACGGCCACCCGGCTGGCGCGTCGATCCTGGTCGGCTGACCGCACCCGTACCCCGCACCGCCCCTGGCTCAGGGCGGTGCGGGGCACAGGCAGGGAGGTGAGCCATGGCAGCAGCGAAGAAGACCGCGGCAAAGCAGTTCCCGGCGAAGGCCGGTGACGAGGCGGCCGAGGTCGAGCAGCGTTCCGCGGACGGCAGCTCGGGCACGCGGCACGTCAAGGAGTTCGTGGTGCTGGCCCGCCAGTGGGGCGGCAGCGACCCGGAGCATGAGGCGAACAAGGCCGGGGTGGCGAACGAGGCGATCCAGCGTGGCCTCCACCCGCGCGGCGACGTCAGCTTCGACGGGGCCGAGGACCACGCCGACGGCGAGTCGGTGACGCTCACCTACTCCGTCGACACCGTCCCGGCGTCCATCGACCACACCCCGGCCGAAACGACCACGCCCCGCGACGTGATCGAGGCCGCGGGCGGCGACACCAGCAAGGCAGGCGACTGACGTGGTCAACGCCTGGTGCAGCGTGCAGGACGTCATCGACGCCACAGGGACGACGGTGACGGACCAGCAGCTTGCCCAGGCGCAGGCCGCCATCCAGGTCTTCAGCAACCGCATCTACCCCGATGGGGAGCGGATGCGGACGCGGGACCTCTACTGGCTGGGCCAGGCCGTCGCCTACCAAGCCGCGTGGCTGGTGGGCCAGTTCGGGCTGGAGACGCGGCTGGATGCCACGCAGATCCAGCAGGACCAGGTCTCCACCACGCTGCAGGGCGACGGCCTGGTCCTCGCACCCATGGCCGCCCGTGCACTGCGCCGGGTGTCGTGGATGCGATCCCGGACCGTGCACATCCGCTCCGCCATCGAGGGCGCCGGGCCGATCGTCGGGGATCCCCTGACGGACGGCTCGGACGATCACATGGTGTGGGCGCCGTACACCGGGGGGCCGTGATGCAGGCCATCGCCACCACCCGCCTGACCGTGCTGCGCGGCACCACCACCGACGCCTACGGCGACGAGCAGGACACCGACACCCCGCACGCCACCGGCATCCCCGCCTCCCTGACCGAGCAGTCCCGCCGGGTCACCACCCGCGACGACCCCACCCCCCGCATCGTCCGCTACGCCGTCGCCCGCGTGACAGCCGGCACGGACGTGCAGGACCAGGACCGGGTGCGTGACGAGCGCACCGGTGCCATCTACATCGTCGACGCCGTCTCCTCGATGGCGAACCCCGCAGCGGCAGCCGATCTCCGGCTCGACCTGCGGCGCACCACCTGACAACCGCATAGGCCATCACGCCCGGGGAGACCGGGCGGCCAGCACAACGACCACCCCCGGAGAGGAGGCGGCCATGGCACGCTCCGGCGTCCGCATCGACCCCGGCGCACGCGCGCACGTCGACCAGGCGATCAACGACTGGCTCGGCGGCGCCATCGGCGACGCCATCCTCAGCGACGCCCAGAATCTCGTGCACACGCGCTCTGGCCGGCTCCGTGATTCCCTCCGGGCCGAGTGCCACGACAAGGTGCTGCGCGTTGGCAGCCTGGACTGCAACTACGCGACCGACGTGGAGATGGGCACGAGCCCGCACGTCATCCTCCCGCGGAACAAGAAGGCCCTGCACTGGCCCGGCGCCGACCACCCGGTCGCGAAGGTCAACCACCCCGGCACGCCCCCGATGCCCTACCTCCGACCGGCTCTCTTCCAGCGGAGGACGGCATGACGACGCCCGTGCTGCGCGCAACGCCGGAGCTGGTGGCCACTGCCTGGCTGAAGACGGTCGTCGGCGACCGCGTCGCCACGACCCTGCCCAAGCCCGACCTGGACGGCACGCTGTCGTGGGCGGACGGCGGGTTCGTCACGCTCACCGTCGTCGGCGGAACCCCCAACCTGTACGTGCCACTGCGCACCCCGGCGATCGGTATCGACTGCTGGGCTGCCAACCCTCAGTCGCAGAAGCCTCCGTGGAACAGGGCCGCCGTGCTGGCCGAGGCGATCCAGGCCGCCTGCTACGACCACCCGGCTATCCCGCAAACCGTCACCCTCCCGACTGGCTACCCGGCCGCACGGGTGCTGTCCGCGTACACGGTCGGTGAGATGCGGCGGATCTGGGACGACGCCTCCTCCTACGCCCGCTACTCAATCCCGGGGCTCGTCCTCGCGTGGACGGAGGTCCCGTCATGAGCCGCTACGCCATCCAAGAAGCCGCACTCGGAGGGGACCTTCTCACCTGGAACGGCCGGGTCATCGTCCACAACTCGCGCGGCGAGCTGGAGTTCCTCCTGACCGGCGACATCCGCGTCGTCGCCTGCCCCCGCTCGATCCCGCCCGAGCAGACCATCGCCCTGCCACTCCTGCCGCAGTTCAGCCACCACCGGTTCCCACTCCGTCGGGAGGACTACCCCTGATGCCCACCGTTCGGACCACCATGCAGCCCGACCGAGAGATCGACGTCGACGACGCCACGTTCCTCGACTTCCAGCGCCAGGGCATCCTCCTCGACCCCGAACCCGCACCGAGCGCGCCGTCCGCGACCGCGGCCCCGGCCAACCCCAGCAAGAAGAGCGCCGGCGAGACCGGAAGCAAGGAGAGCTGACACATGGCCGTCACCACGACCAACCTCATCCAGGGCCCGGCGACCCTGTACAAGGGCGCCTTCGGGGCCACGGAGCCCGCAGACTCGGCGGTGAACAGCGCGCCGGCCGCGTCCGCGTGGACGGACATGGGCGGCACGCAGGACGGCGTGAAGCTGTCTGTCGACCAGACCTACGGTGAGCTGGAGGTCGACCAGATCACTCTCCGCGTCGGGTCCCGGCTGACGAAGCAGGACTTCACCATCGAGACCTCCCTCGCGGAGGCGACGCTGGAGAACCTGTCGATCAGCCTCAACGGCGGCACGTCGGCTTCCGGCTCGGGTTGGAAGTCCTTCGACCCCAACGTGTCCAGCTCCGCGACGCAGCCGAACTACTTCGCCGTGATCATGGACGGGTACGCGCCCAACCAGTTCACGCGCCGTGTCATCGGCCGCCGCATGCTCAACACCGACAGCGTCGAGCTCGCCTACACCAAGGACAAGCAGACGTTGATTCCGGTGAAGTTCGCAGGTCACTACGTGAGTTCGGTGATCAGCCCCTTCCACATCATCGACCAGACCAGCTAGCCGACGCCCCCTGCCCTGTCCGTAGCGAGGAGCACCACCAATGGCATCCACCACCACCCGTCAGAGCACCGCAGCCGCACGCAAACGCGCCGCGGCCAAGCCCGCCGTCGGCGGCGGTCTGGACTTCGAACCGATCCGGATCGCCGCCAACGACGACGTCGAAGAGGAGCGGATCCCGCTCTTCTACATCGGCGACACCGAGTACACGATCCCCAAGCGCATCCCCAAGGGCGTCGCCCTCCAGTACCTGCGACAGGCAGGTGAGGTGGGCCACGAGCTGGCCACCGCCCCGCTCCTGATCCGGGTGCTGGGCGAGGACGCGTACATGGCGCTGGAGCAGTCCAAGGCGCTGGACGACGACCAGCTGGAGCAGATCGTCGACATCATCATCAAGCAGGCCCTCGGCGCCCAGGAGAAGGAGGGAAAAGCTCGGCGTGGATGAACCGCCTGCGCGAGTGGGCCTACGGCCACGGCTGGCCGGAGATCCTCGCGGACCGGGTCGACCAGACCATGTGGGTCCTCGCCCACGAGCGCGACATCGACGCCGACTTCCTCGCCATCTACGGCATCGACCTTGAGCAAGTCGAGATGGCCGGCCCCCGCTACTTCGCCCTCGCCTACCGGCTGACCGCCTACCAGGGCGTGATGGCCGCCCGCGTCGACGAGGAACGCGACGAGCGGCCGACCAGCACCACCCCAACCCGCACGAGCACCGCCCCGCCTGAACGGCAGGGCGCAGGCGAGACCACCGAGGTCTCGCTGACCCAGTTCCGGATGCAGTTCCCGGGGCTCGTGAGCGTGGCAGAGGGAGGGTAGACGGTGGCTGGTTCATTCCGCATCGCCGAGGGATACGTCGAGGTCACGGCCGACGAGTCAGGCTACGACCGTGCGATGGACCGGCTGCGGGCGAAGAAGAACCAGTCCACGGTCACAGTCAAGTTGGACGACCAGGCTGCCAAGGCGCGGCTCAGTGCGCTGGTCAAGCCCCGCACTGTCAAGATCACCGCCAATTTCGACGGGACAGCCACCACCACCTCGCTGCGGAACCTGACCAAGAACCGCAAGGTCAAGCTCACCGTCCAGCTCGACGACAAGGCCGCCGTTACCGGCCTGGCCAAGCTGACCCGTAACCGCACCGTCAAGCTCACGGCCCACCTGGACGACTCGGCGGTCTCGGCCAAGCTCACTGCCCTGTCCGGGCAGCAGAGCGTCGACGTCCTCCCCAAGATCTCGGACGCTGCCTACAACGCGGTCAAGGCCAAGCTCGACAAGCTGACCAAGGAACGCACGGTCAGCATCCGTGCGACCGCCGACACTCGCGTCGCAGCCGACGAGATCAGGAACCTGACCGCGCGCCGCCGGGTCCGGATCGGCGTCGACGTTGATACCCGCGTGGCGGCCGACGACCTGGCGAACCTGACTCGCCGCCGCCAGATGACGATCCAGGCCCGCGCGGACACGGCAGCCGCGAACACGGCGCTCAACCATGCCGCCCGGGACCGCACGGCCAACATCCGCGTCAGCACGTTCGGGCTCGGCGCGCTCACCGGGTTGGGCAGCGGTGGGGAGAGCAGCAGTGGCGGGCTGAAGAAGCTCGTCTCGATCCTGACCAATCTGAAGGTCGTCGCGACTCTGGCGTCGCCGGCGCTCGCGTCCTTGGGCCAGTCCCTCATCCAGATGGGCCCGGCCGCTGCTGTCGCAGCTCCGGCGATCCTCTCTCTGGGCGCAGCTCTCGCAGTGATCAAGCTGGGAACGTCTGGGCTGGGGGATGCGTTCAAGCAGGCGTTCGCGCCGGCCACCAAGTCGGCGGGCGCGGCGGAGAACTCGACGCGCCGGGTTGAGGCGGCACAGCGGTCCCTTGCCAAGGCGCAGCAGGCGGTGAAGGACGCCGAGGTCGCGGCGGCCGAGGCGCGGGTGCGGGCGGCGCGGGACATCGAGGACGCCCAGCAGTCGCTGAAGTCCACAGTCCAGGACGTGGCCGATGCGAACCGGCGAGCACTGGACGGGGTGGAGTCCGCGGAGCGGGACCTCGCGGACGCGCAGCGCGCGGCACGGCAGGCGCAAGAGGACCTCAACGACGCGCGGAAGGAAGCCGCTGAG